GTGTTATATGGATGGTTGCTACTGATGAGTTGTTTAGTAATAAAAAATATAAAATACAACTAATAAGAAAAGGTCGAGAATGGGTCGATAGCCTATTGAAATCTTACAAAATCCTATATAATTTTGTATATGCAGAGAATGATTCTGCTATCAAGTGGTTAAAGTCTCTTGGGTTTACTTTTATTCAATATCACGAACACTACGGTATGCAGGGTAAACCATTCTACGAATTTCTGAGGATCGCCTAAATGTGTGTTGCAGTCTTAGGATTAGGTGCAAAAGCAGGTGGACTGTTTCTTGGATCTTTGGGTCTTAATTTAGCTACTGGTTTAGCACAAAGATCAGCAGCACAAGCAGCAGCAGAGCAGACATATAGAAGCACTTTAATAACAAATGAATCTTTAGAGAGATCATCTGCATTACAACAAGAAGCTTTAGCTGCTGAATTAAAAGAGACTAGAGCGTCAAAAGCACAAGAAAAATTAGCAAAAACAATTCAAGGTTTAGAAGCTAAAGGTCGTATAAAAGCAGGTGAGCAAACTGGCATTACAACACAACTTCTTTTACAGAATGAAGAAAGGCAAACAGCAAATGAAAGAGAAGCTATTAATCAAACACTAGAATCTATAGGCAGACAATATGTAAGAAATCGTGAAGGTCTTATTGCTCAAAGAGATAATAGACGTAATCAATTACAAAGTAATATAAATCAAGCATATAACCAAATACCTTCATTAGGTTCTGTACTACTTAATGTAGCGACTCAAGGACTTACTACTTACGCACAACTATCATGACATCTAGTTTTAAAAGTACAGCTTTTCAATCAGCAGCTAGACCTGTTGATACCTTTGTTGCACAACCCTCTGTCTTACCAAAAACAGGTGCAGAAGAATTAGCTGATGTTTTACAAACAATAAATCCTAATTTACAAAAATACATTGGAACTCGCCTTGAAAAAACTGTTGAAGAAGAAAAAGATAAAGCTTTTAAAATGGCTCTCGATACTGTTTTAGCTGATGGAACTATAGGAAAAGTTGCAGATGCGACTAGAAAACAAGATGGAGATAAAGCTGCTAGGCAATTAATAGGTGGTAATATTTTTGTTGATAGATTTTATAAACAATATATAGGTGAGTTATATGGTTCTCAATTAGACAGTAATGCTAAAGAAGCTTATCGTGACGCTGAAATAGATACATTTAATGCACAAGGAGAACCTATAAAAAGATCAATTAGATCATTTGCTCCAACTGATCCTGAGTTTATAGATTGGAGACAAAATTATTTTAAAGAGCAAACACAAAAAATACTTGATTTAGGTGGTGAAATTGATTCAGCTAACTTTATTACTAATTTACAAACTTCAGTTGTTAACTTAAACAAACTTGCGAGAGAAGAACACAATGAATATAACGTAGAAAAAGTAAAAGATTTAAGTAATGATTATTTTAATAAAACAGCAAAAGATTGGTTTAATGGTAATAGAGAAAACGCAAAATTACATATTACAAATTTTATAAATGATACGAGAAAACTTGGATTGACAGGTAGTGATGCAAAAGAAATTTATACAGGACTTGTTCAAAATATTGCCAATATTGGTCAATATTATGTAACTACTGCTGATGTAAATGATTTAGATGAAGTTGATGATCTTATCATAGGCATTGGTCTATCTATACCTTATGGCAATAATGGAGGTAATTTAACACAACATCCAGAATGGCAAGAAAAAATAGAACCAGTATTAGAAAATTTAGAAGATGAACTTAATGAAGAGCTTACACAAGGACCAAAAATAGATAAGGCAAAAAGAAGAATTAAATTAGAAAACAAGTTAGTTGAAGTAAATAAATTACCTATTGATACAGAAGAACAACGAGCTATATATAAACAAAAAATAACTGAATTAAAAAATGACAGACAATTTAGTGATCTTAATGAGGTTTTTAAAACTAATAATTATCCATATATAGAAGATTTTTCTGCTGAAATTTTTAATATAAGAACAAATATGAGACTTAGAAATTATGAAGATAATGAAAGCCCTTTAGATCAGTTAGGAATAATAAAAAATAAGATTGTTGATCTAGGTATAACTGATAACGGAATATTAACTGATTTAAATCAAGCAGCACAAATAGCGGAAGAATATAAATCTATATATGATATTTTTGATACGAAATCAAAACCATTATTTGATGACATAGATGCTTTTTACAGATCACAAGCTGGCTCGAAAGGTGGTTTTGGAAACGTAAATCTTGGTGGAGGAGTAAGCGTAAATCTTGGTGGTCTTGATAATGATTTGTATTTAGAAAAATATAACCTTGAACAAAAAATTGATAGTGATTTTGAAGCTTGGATTAATGAAAATTTTTATAAAGAGATAGATGGCAAACAAATAGGTGGTCCTTCTAGTAGACAAATAAAAGATTGGTTAGATGACAAGAGAGATCAGATAGAAAAAAACAATTTTAAAATAAGTGCAGATACATCTTCTCCAAGTGAAGGTGATGGCACTTATGAAGTTAACGGAATTAAATATAGTGTTAAAACAGGTAGACCAATACTTGAGGAAAAACCATTAGATATAGAAAAAGCACCAGCCTTTGGTAATAAAAAGTTTGAGGTTGAACCTGGTGCGTTTAGTGAAGGTGGTGTAACAACAGTTGACGTTAGTTCTGGTGATACTTTATCTGGTTTTGCAAATGATCTAGATACCTCTGTGGAAGCTATAAAAAAAGCAAATGGAATGACAAGTGATGCAATTCAAATAGGAGATGTTTTAGTTATTCCAGAGGGTATTACTGACCCTAATAAGGTAGATGCTCCTAAGTTTGATATGGATAAATTAATTACAAGTAAAGATCACCCATTTAATCCTGTAAGAGAAAAACATAATTTTCAAGTTATTTATAATATTGCCAAAGAAATAGGTATTAAATATCCAGAACTTGTAGCTGCACAAGCTATGGAGGAAACAGGGTTTGGTAAAAATCAATCAGCAGAAAATAATTTCTTAGGTCTTCAAGCTACACCTTCAGAAGTTGCAAGAGGTGAGTCTGAAAGAAAACTGACTACCGAATTTAGAGGTCAAGGTGAACAAGTAGAAGAAGCAGACTTTAAAACATTTGATAATATCAAAGCAATGATGATGCAATACAAGAAACAATGGAATGATAATTTCTTAGGTAGGAAAGGTATTGTAAATGCAAACAGTATTCAAGAAGCAATAAAAATGCTACAAGCTGAAGATTATGCAACTAATCCAGATTATGATAAAAATGTATTAGACATTATTGATCGTGCTATCAAAGAAGGTTGGTTTTAAACTATGACAGATTCTAATTTACAGAACACAGTGCCAGAGGGAGT